CGTAATGTCGCTCCAATAGGAGCCTTGCGTTGCACCCGCCGTCATCTAATGACGGTGGGGCTAAGTTCTTTGCCACGAGGTGTCAAAGGCTTCTTTTGCCTCGTTTCCATTTCGGAAACGTAGGAAAATTTCTCCGGATGACATGGTCATCCCGAGTTGTCTCGAAATGATGTTCGAGAAATGGAGGATCACTTTAGTTAAAGGATCCCCCATGAGGACGCCCCTATACAGGGTTACGTACCTCAGGTCACCTTCCACTTGGTGACCAATGGTTCTTAACGGCCCTGTGGCCGTAAAGAAGACCTTTCGTGGTTGGAAGCAAATTCCCATCACGATTCCCTGCAGGAGTTGCGGAATGCCGCACTTCTGCATCCACTTTCGCGCGATTAATCGCGCGAGAGCGTGTATCAGGCGGTCAGTCGCCTCCTGATAGTCAGTGGAACAGAACCATATGTCCTGCCACTGAATGACTCTATCAACGTGATCGTTGAATAGGTCTTCAACTCTCCTTTCTCTGTCTTCAGAGAATAGGAGGTCATACATCTCTTCTGAGGAAAAGTCCTTGAAGAGATTCCATCCGTGGTGGGATTTACCCATTCCGGATTCAGAGCTCTTGAACCCCTTCTTAAGGGGCCAAGCGCATATCTTGGAGACTGTGTCTAGCACAATCTTCAATGACGCGACGCCTTTAGTGACGCTTCGCGCTTTTGCCGGTTCCTTGACCATTGTCAAGGAAACCTGCCGTAGTTCGTCCAGACTCATGTGGAGAACTTGATCCAGACAGGCATGAAATATGGCTGTCCCGATGCTGCTGAAGTTCTCCTTAGAGATGTACTCCAGCACGGTTCCGGTGTCCATATCCCGTACGGGAATGGGCATCTGGTCATACTTTGACATTAAGTCAAGAATGGCCTGGGCGGTTCCGCCCTCCTTCCTGGTGGCTTCCCAACAGGCGGATCCTGTGACTGTGACACGAGCTTTCGTGTCCAGCCCTGTAAAGATATGGTCGGGGAGAGCCCCGATCACATCGTCGAGCGCAGCTGCCACTAGAGCAGACTGCGTCGCTGTAAATTCTGGAGGCGGTTCTGAGACCGACTCTAGAAACTTCTTCTTGCTGCGTAGCACAACAAGAGGAGGAGGTGTCCCAGATCCTCGCGTCTGGGACAGGGTTCCTGCTAGGTATAACCTAGAGAATCCCTCAAATCGTACGGCTCTGTCCCAGACAGGCCGTAGGAATGAACTGACCCATCTAGGTGCGTCGTTCATAGCGGAGATTCCCCCGCTCGGTTCATCCAGGTGTATAACCTGTTTGAACATTTTACGAGACCTCTTGAGGTCCTCGTAATGCGTGATCTGCCCTTCCATGGACAGATCAGAGACCTCACCGTCGAAGAATTCGTCGGTGAGGAGGATCGATATACCCTGAAGGGTAAATAGATCAAACTTTTCCCAATTCCAGACTTCTTCTGGAAATGAGAGAAACCGCTGAAGGAATATTCCGTCAACGGTTTTGAGTACCTCCAGAAACCTTTGGGCTCTGTAGGTTCGGTTTCGCCTCACTGAATAGTCGGCGAAACTTTTGACTTCGTCCTCTGACCATAGAGGATCGTGTCGTCCTCTGAGGAAGAATGAGATTCTTCTCCAGAGAGTGGTTGCGAAGTTCCTGAGAGGATCTTCGCCCTTCGCTGAAAAGCGTGCGCGCTGGAGCC